ATTGATTAGTACATCGTTTTCATAGATCTCAAAGATCTGCGGATTCATTCCACGTATGATGTGATACGTCGCACCAGTCTGTGTTTTGAACCAAACTTCAACAATCAGATCCTTCTTGTTCTTGTAGTTAACGATGTTAGGCTTGTTGACTTTGCGAAACGGTCGACCGTATAGCCCATAGCTCAACGTATCAAGAAGAGCAGCACTCTTACCTGATCCATTAGCCCCTTGAACTAGGATGCTGTTTTGATTGTCAAAGTCAATCGTCGTCCAGTTATCCCCGAAACTCAATACATTCTTAAAGCGAATCTTCTCAAGAGTTAACACAGAGCAGCCCCTTTTCGAGAGATTCTCGATAAACGTCAAAGACAATCGTCTGTAACAGATCACGATTCAAATGACTGATCGTGCAGCTATTCAAGAACTGTTGAATCAACTGAGCCGTATCCGTTATAAGCTCATTGTCAGAGGTATCAAGTAAGATCTCTTTATCCTCAATCAACTCTATGCTGTAACAACAGCTGGACAGCATCTCCATCAGCATCTCAAGCTTCTTCTTGTTCTTACTCTTTCCATCCTCTGCAAAGATTCGAACGATCTTGTCTTGATACACAAAAGGATCAAACTCAACGATGTCAAAGTCATCATTGTAGTGTAGTACTTGAAAGATTTCAACTGGATTGGGAATGAAGTCAAGTTGCTGGGTAGATAGATCTAAGGTGTGGAACCCCTTCACTGTTCCTGCTTCTCCCCAATTCGTTTGATAAGGATTGCCTACATACTGAATAGCATTTGATCGTGCGCGGATGTGAAAGTGACCTGATAGCACCAAGTCAAATCTATCGAAGATAGCTGGCTCGAATCCAGAATGACAGACAACTCCTTTGATGATTTCAAAGTTGTTGATTTCAAAGTGACCGCAGAGTATGTTGGTGTTGACACTCTGGATCCAAGATAGCGCTTGATCCTTGATCTCTGGACTGATCCAGCTTATGAATCCAACAGTGACGTCTCCGAAATCAACTGTTTCGAATGTTCTAATGAGATGCACATTGGAGAAGGCGCGAGTGGTGGGAACTAAACTTGAAACCTCATTCGTATTCTTGAATACAACATCGTGATTGCCGAGTAAGCAGTACACTTCAATGTTGTTGTTTTGAAACTCTTCTAAGAACTTGTGGGCTCTATTCAGAATGGCCACATTCAACATCTTTCGATTCTCGAAGAAGTCACCAAGAATCCAAACAGTATCAATAGCGTTGTCTTTCAGGTAAGGGAAGAATTGATTGTAGAAGAACAACTCTTGCTGATCAGCAAAGAAGATGTTGTTGTTACGGACACCCCAGTGTAAATCGCTGATTATGGCAACTCGCATCACTGATCTCCCATACTATCAAACTGGAAATCTCCTATAATCATATCACGATTGATCTGGCAGTCGTCACCCTCTTGTAGTGTGTAGACATCATTGACCATGATGAGCTTGTCGCGCATCTGTCTTTCTGTTTTCTCTTTCTTGATTCTCTGTAAGAATGTTCGATAGATCACCTTTGTGAAGTACCCAAAGGGGTTGGAGCTCTTTGAAGGATCAAAGCTTCTAAACACCTCAACCGCTCTTAGAATGCCATCTGAAACAAACTCATCTCTATAGGTGTATTGATTGAAGTTGTAACGTGATGACAAACGCTCCGCAATCTGAATGATGATTCTACCGAGCTTCTTCTGGTACTTTAGTTTTCGGATCCTTTTTCAAATCCTCGTGGTACTGTATAATCAACTGATTGAATGCTTTGTTATCAACATAGTTTGCCATGGTGTGTTTGCCTTAAGTTAACGTCTGAGTTTCAAAAGAAGTATCGAAGCACTCAGAATCGTATAGTTTCATTCTCTGTAACCCGTGTTTGTAAACGATATTCTGGTGTTTTGCTATACACAAGTTATCGATTATGTCTATTATAGTAGAATGCTTGTCAGAAGTCAACTTCCTCAAAGTACGACCGATACTCTGAAGTGTTCGGATCTTAGCTTTGAAGGGATGGGCAAGTATCAGGTTGTGCAAGTTCTTGATGTTAACGCCAACACTCATAGTACCGAAACTCGCAAAGAGCACTACGTTGTCGTGTGTCTCCATCGTTTGACGAATAGATTCTCTCTGATCAACTCCGATGTCTCCAACGATCAAGTAGACTTGTTTGTTGTATTCACTTGCAAGGGACTGGGCTCGTTCAAATAGCTTCAATCCGTGATCTTCAACGAGATTGAACAGTAGTAAGGTGTTCTTTTTCTGGCTCAGTGCGAGATGGATCAACCAATCATTGCGCTGCTGATGCGTTACTAAGTATCGGATCTCATTTTGATAGTCCAGTTTCTGAACGATCTTACGCTCTGCATCCGAGTAGTTGAGACTGATGCAACGAACCGTGAGAGGGCTGAGTATGCCTCTATCTATCAACTCTCGAGTACTACTGCTACGAATCAATCCTCCAAACCAAGCACGGCATTGCATCTCATGAGAGCGGCTGCCATCTAGAGTTCCTGTGAATCCAAAACGATACTTGACGTGCGGTTGCTGGCTGATGATCTTTCCGAGTGCCAGGCTGTCAGCTTGATGAGCTTCATCTACAATCAGTGCATCGAATAGCTGGAACCATTCTGGATCACTACGAAGTAACATACTCCATGTGGCTATGATCACTCTCTTACTCGTTGTCTTGGATACCCCGGCAAGCATCTCGTAACACTGATCACAAACTAAGCCATCACTCTCATACTCACAGAAATCCGTATGCATCTGTCGAACAAGATTGATGCTAGGAACGCTAATCAAGATTTTGTTTTCGGTGTGTTCAAGAAGGAATCGAATGATAAGATAGATGATGAAGCTCTTGCCACTTGCAGTTGGACTTAGAATCAGAGCACGATTGAGTTGGATAGCTTTCTGAAAGGTGTCGAGTTGGTAGTCGTAAGGCTCAAGTTCGAGTGTTGGGAGTGTGGATGCTTTCCATACCTCAAGCTCATCAGTGAAAGCAGTCAATCGAAGCTGCTTGTCAACGACAAACTCAATCTCTAGCTCTCTCAACCAACGAATCAGATCAGCTAGTAACCCTATAGGAAACAGATAAGTTTTAAGGTTGAATAGATGAATCTGTCCGATCCCATCGACCGTGTTTGTACTTCGGCATGTGTTGGTAATCAGGAACGTAGTAACTGAAACGATCATAGAGATCCAGTGCTTGATCACGTTCGCATACAACCTTCACATACAACTCATCGTGCTTGATAATCTGCATTAAGAAAGCCCGTTCTTGAATCTTTCGAAAGCAATAGCATCTCTGATCATAAATCCTCGATTGTTGATAGTTTGTTTGATAAAGTCTTGAATGAGATCCACTTTACTCTTTTGAATGAAGATTCGACCATTGAGTTCTTGCATCTCTTCATCTGAATCAAGATAGATGTCTAGGTCTTGTCGAGTCACTTTGAGGTACAGTGGTCGATCTTCATAGACAGAGTCTTCACTCTTTCCAGTGTAGTACTCGAATTTCGATCTCTTTAGTCGAGCCATCTCCATCTCTAACCCTTTTAGAGTACGAGCTTCGTCCATCATCATTCGATAGTACTTGCCGTGTAACAGTGGGGTCTTGAGACTCTCTTCATCCAAGCAAGATCGATCAATCTTGCAATCAGTAGCCATCATAGCTCTGATTTCATCAAGTTTCAAACAGTAGTCCTCACGATGTTGAAGTACTGATAAGTGAAATCGATTGTGAATGTCATTTGCGTTGAGTCCATCACAGAGCTATCAAAAGTGATGTCACCTAACGATGTTGGGAATGCATGGACGAATACAAACTTCAAAAGTGTTTTCTTGTTTGCACTGAGAACGTGCAGACTCAGATCTTTGACAAGTTCTCTCCAATCGCCTTCATCGACAAAAGACACTAGCCAGTTCTGCACGTACTCGTAGTTAGAGAAGTCTTCATCAACAAGACACGTACAGTTGAAGGAATTCCATGTTACGTGCTCACCAGGAACGTAGGCTTGACGGTTTCTCTCTTGAGCATTAGCTGCATCCATCGCCACGCCGCGGTAGCGTGCAGCTCTGAATGAAGTAGTTGAACTGCGTTGCATCAGGAACTTCGAGTTTGAATAGATTCTGATACGAGAGATTGTAGTTAGTTATGGTATCTGACATGGGCAACTCCTCTTGTCATGGCTTGGCATTCCTACGACGTGTCTTTACTTTATATGTCTATTCTTCACCCTTCTACTCAACGATACGAAGTATAGTGGGTTTCGTATGTCAAGTCAACCTTTCGTTTAAGGGTCAAAAGACGAAGAATCTCGCTAAATCTTGAGATTCTTCGTGAGAGGTATCTAGGGTGGGATGGGCTTAGCGTATCTGAGAACTTTGAAAACACAATAATGCAATCAAGTGGTTATCTAATAGTCTATCATCACTATCAGATTTTTATTCCTCAATGTTTTCAAGAAATTGCTCAAGATTCTCAGCGATCTTCCCCTCTTCAATCGGGACTGGGGATAAGGTCTTGCCTATGGAAGAGAGCAGATGAACCAGTAGAGCTGATGCCTGAGCCTCAAACTCTTTGGTGTCTATGAGTGCTCGATTCGTCTCATCTTCTTCATGAGATTTTAGATAACGATAGTCGAGATCGAATTGAACTGGAACTTGATTCTCTTCATCAATGGATCCAAATCGCACGTCGACATAGTTGAACTTGATTCCAGGAAAGCTGTTTAAGTTGAA